TTTTATTTATAATATTATAAAAAAAAAAAAAAAAGTAGTAATAATATATAAAACGCTAGAGCAGAAAACGCGCGAATAACAGTAAACCAAAATAACAGTAAACCACTACATACCAAAGGAGTACCATGGGAAGACCTAGAAAAGACGATGGTCCAATCTATGTTTACGAGATAAACAAGACATTTGACGATCCGTTCGACTTCGCAAACCAATATGGCATTGACATCGTTGATGTCGGCCACGCTTTGCGATTCGGAACGACCTGTAACGGAATGCATATTGTTCGTGAAGGAAACGTTCGTCGCAATCTGTGGAAGCCATTGCAAATTGTCGAAACGGGAATGATATTTCCGAGTATGACTCATGCAGCTTACTACTTCGGAGTAAGTAAGATGATGATCTCGAAAGTTATGAATAGTTACGACCATCGAATCAGAGACTATCATCTCGAATACGTAAAGGATTAATCATGGCTCATCATGAAAACAACCAAGAAGTTTATATTTATGAACTCAATGAGGTACACCCATCACCAGAGCGTGTCGCTGCATATCTTGAAACCAGTGTCGATGACGTTCTATCCGCATTGAAGCATCCTAGAAACCATGGTGTCTGCCGTGGCTATCATATTTGCTGGAACGATGCTAGGAATGTCAAGTCCTATAAACCTGTTCGTATCATTGAGAAGGATCTTATATTTCCGAGTGTGACTCATATGGCCTTCTATTATGGATGCAAGGATCAGGAGATCTACGATGCACTTAAGCGACCTGATGGATTCTGGTACGGATGGCATCTCGAGCACGTCGATACCGTGCCCAAACCTATATACGTGGAGTGATCAAGCGGTCGCGACAAAAACATCGCACAAAGAGGTAAGAGTGGGGAAGAGTTTGCCTTATTTTCATGACTATTACATAATGGCAATTCTATATTTCGGCAATCGAATCCCCGCTCTTATTTTTCTCTGTCGAAAGGAGAATCAATGAGTCTCGAACGCGACTTCCAACGTAAGGTCATCAAGGAGATCGGTAAACGTCTCCCGGGATCACACGTTCTCAAGAACGATCCTAACTATATTCAGGGAATCCCTGATCTGCTTGTGCTCTATAAGAATCGATGGGCGGCCCTTGAGGTCAAGAAGAGCGCAAGTGCGAAACATCAGCCAAATCAAGATGAGTATGTTGCCCGCATGAACGCTGATTCGTTCGCCGCATTCATCTATCCGGAGAACGAGGAATACATCCTTAATGAACTTCAGCGCCATATGACAGAGACTGATATTTCAACGGAGGTCAAAGCATGATCCACTTCAACAATCATCACAACCTTGAAGGCCTTCACGCTTTCATGGGAGCCAGTAAACATTCGTGGCTTCGCTATGATGACGAACACATGGCTGATATGTTTCGGTCTTCATTGGCAGCGCAACGAGGCACTGAGCTACATGCGCTCGCTGCTGATCTTAACAAGCATCGAGTCGCGCTTCCAAAGACACATCTTACGTTGAACGACTTCGTTAACGATGGACTGCACTATCGCATGTCTCCAGAGGTTGTGTTATATTTCTCGCCGAACTGTTTTGGTACGGCCGACCTCATCGGCTACGACGAGAAGAAGAAGCTGTTGCGCATATTCGATCTCAAGACCGGAAGCGGCGAAGTGAAGCACTTTGACCAGCTTTATATTTATGCTTCGCTGTTCTGTCTGGAGTACAAGGTTAAGCCAATGCAACTCCAGTTCGATCTTCGTCTTTATCAGAATGATCGCATTAAGATTGCGACCAACGCCGATCCCAAGTATGTCAAGCTTGGACCGAATGCTGATATTTACGAAGAGGTGAGTCCAGACGAGATTGCCCACATTATGGATCAAATCCAGCATTTCGATCAATTGATCAATAAGCTGCGTGCCGAGGAATCGGAGCAGTGGTGATATTTTCAGGAGAGGCAGCATCATGGTCGTGTTGATGGAAGACGAGTCAAACTCGCTGTCCCACATCGGTGTTAAACGCCGTTCTGGAAGGTACCCTTATGGTTCTGGTGAGGATCCTTATCAGCATGAGGACTTCTATAAGCGATATTCTGAGTTACTGAATTCCGGTCTCACTCAAAAAGAGATCGCTGCTGAGATGCACATAAATACGACACAGCTTCGTGCTCGTCGTACAATCGCTTATAACGAGCAGCTTGCCCAGCGTCAGCATAGAGCCTATGAGCTCAAACAAAAGGGATATTCTAACACCAAGATCGGTGAGATCATGGGTGTCAATGAATCAACCGTTCGATCATTGCTTAATCCTTCAAGTCGAGCTCGTGCCCAAGCTTCGACCATCATTGCCAACAATCTCAAAGATACGATTGGTAAAGATGGAGCTGTCGACATTGGCAAGGGTGTCGAGCGTTATCTTGGATATTCTCAGGATAAGCTTAAAGTCGCTGTCGCCATGCTCGAAGAAGAAGGATATACCGTTCATCACCTTTATACAAAAGTCGGTTCGAACCAAAGGACCGACGTTAAGGTGTTGGCGGCTCCGGGTGTGACAACCCGTGATTTATATTCTGATCGAAGCAAGGTTCATAACATCGGAATGTCCCTTGACGAACCGCATATCGGAGGAGCTGGCGTCAAGAAGCCGATCGCCCTTGACTCCAAGCGTCTTGGTGTGGTATATGCCGAGGATGGAGGAACTGAGCGCGATGGCGTGATGCTTATTCGTCCGGGTGCCCCTGATCTCGATCTTGGCGGATCACATTATGCTCAGGTTCGAATCAATGTCGACAATACCCATTATCTTAAGGGTATGGCCATGTATGGTGATCCTGATCAGTTTCCAAAGGGTGTTGACATTATATTTAACACCAACAAGAAGCGAGGAACACCGGTTGAAGGCGAAGGCGACAATTCGGTATTGAAATCGCTTAAGCGAGTGACCAACCCTGACGGAACCAAGGGTGATGTCGATTGGAGCAATCCTTTCGGAGCGACTATTGATCCCATCAAGGGACAATACGAGTATGATGATCCAAAGACTGGAAAGAAGAAGCAGTCCTTGGTCAACAAGGTCAATGATGAAGGCGATTGGGACGATTGGTCTCGAAGCCTTCCGTCGCAGATGCTGTCCAAGCAGGATATTTCTTTGGCTAAGCGCCAGCTTGGTATTGATCTTGATCGTCGTAAGCGCAACTATGACGAGATCATGGCTCTCGAGAATCCAGTTGTCAAGGCAAATTTATTGAAGTCATTTTCTGATGAGTGCGATTCCGCAGCTGTTCATATGAAAGCGGCGGCCATGCCTCGCCAGAGGACTCAGGTTATTTTGCCAATTCCTTCCTTGAAGGATGATGAGATCTACGCTCCAAACTTCAGACCGGGTGAAAAGGTTGTTCTTATTCGCTTCCCTCATGGTGGAAAGTTCGAGATTCCTGAACTCACGGTAAACAATAACAATAAAGATGCCCGCGCTGCTCTTGGAGGATCTAAGGACTGCGTTGGTATTAATGCGCGAGTCGCCGAACGACTCTCTGGAGCCGACTTCGATGGCGACAATGTTCTTGTTATTCCAAACAACCGTGGCGAGATCAAGACTCGTGCCGCCCTTGAGGGTCTGAAGAACTTCGATCCGAAGACTGCATATCCAAAGTACGATGGCATGAAGGTCATGACTAAACGTGAAAAAGGTCGTGAGATGGGTATTGTCTCCAACCTTATTACGGACATGACAATCAAAGGTGCTCCTTGGGAAGATATTGAGAAGGCCGTACGACATTCGATGGTCGTTATCGATGCCGAGAAGCATGAGCTTAATTGGAAGCAGTCCGAGCGTGACAACCAAATCGACCTGCTCAAACAGAAGTGGCAAAGCCGAGGTGACGGAAAATACGGTGGTGCCTCCACTCTTATTTCCCGTTCGAAGTCCACTGAACGCATTCCAGAGCGAAAGCTTCGTTCCGCAAAGGAAGGCGGCTGGATCGATCCAAAGACTGGCGAGAAAGTTTATATTCAGACCGGTCGGGAAAAGGTCGTTCCGGGAAAGAAAGACAAGGACGGCAATGTTATATCTTGGAAGAAAGTTCCTGCCGAGACGGTCACTGTCAAGATGGATCTCGTTAAGGATGCTTACGAGCTTTCTTCTGGAACTGCAATGGAAGGCGTCTACGCTGATTATGCAAATTCTTTGAAGTCTTTGGCTAATCAAGCTCGCAAATCATATTTGAACGCCGGTTCATTTAAATATGATCCGCAGGCCGCCAAAACATATTCTAATGAGGTTAATTCCTTGAAGGCGAAACTCAATACCGCACTCAAGAATGCTCCTCTAGAGCGTAAGGCCGAGCTTCTTGCTGATAGTTTATATGATGCAAAGAAGGCAGCCCATCCAGAATATGAAAAAGACGACCTGAAGAAGCTTTCCAACAGGTGTCTCAACGAGGCCCGACTTGCCGTTGGCGCTAAGAAGCAGGCTGTTGATATTACAGACAAAGAATGGGAAGCCATTCAGCATAGGGCTGTGAGCAAGAACACCTTGCAACAGATCATTCAGAACGCCAACCCCGACAGAGTTAAGCAGCTGGCTACTCCTAAACAGGGCGTTGCCATGTCTGCTTCTCTCATTGCTAGGGCCAAGTCCATGCTCAATCGTGGATACACTCAGGCTGAGGTTGCTGACAGGCTTGGTGTGTCTGTTGATACACTGAAGCGCAATGTTACAACTAATACTAAGGTGGCAGACAATGGCTAGTACAAAAGACTATCTGCTTACCACGATTGACAATCCATACAATCCATGGACCAATTGGGATCAATGGTATGACTATGACGAGCGCATGGGCTATTGCACTTGTTCCTACTTGGCACGAGTCATGTCGACTACTGATTCCATGACTGATGAGGAGTGCGATCGAGAGTATGAGTTCGCAATGGACGAGATCATCAAGTATGATGTGATCGGACGATACGCGAAGATCAAGAAAGACGATCAAACTCCAATGGGTAAGGTCGATTAAAGGGTAAAGAGTTGCTGGATTCGTCGCGATCTCTTCTCTTTTGTTTGAAATGAGAATAAAATATAGCAAAAATACTATATTATTTCTTATTTCGACAGAGGGGGAGGGGTCGCGACGAACCGGCACCCTCCCGCAT